GCAAGTTCGCTCAGGAACAGAACCGAAAGGCGAAGACCTGGGAGCAAATCAACGCTGAGAAGGAGGCCCTCAAGGCTGAGCGCGAAGCGGTGAGGCGGGAAAGGGAGGAGTGGGGCAAGCAGCGGGAACAATCCAAGGCTGCTGAGACCAGTTCCTTCCGAGATGAGAAGGGCTACACGGCGGAGGACTACGAGGCTGCGGCCAAGGAGTTCGATGCTGATGGCGATTCTCAGTTGGCCAAGGCAGCGCGAGCCAAGGCTGACGGAGTCCGAAAAGCTGCTACAGAGCGACAGCAGAAGGTACAGCAGGAGAAGTTCGCGAAGGCATGGTCTGATTCGTTTTCCCGGTTGTCCGAGAAGGAGACTTGGTTGAAGGATCAGAACAGCCCCGAGTACAAACGTACTGTCGAACTACTTCAGAAGGTACCGATGCTGACATCAATGCCCGATGGACTTGTCCATGCGGTGGAATTGATGAAGCTCCAGGACACTGCGGGAAAAGCTCAGTCGATCGAGGCCGAGAACAAGGCTCTGAAGGAACAACTCAATAAGCTCCAGCAGAAGACCGCTATTGGTAAAAGCGTGCCGGCAGGACAACTTAAGGCTGAGGAGAAAGATTTCTCGAAGCTGTCTCTCAAGGAGCAGAGGGAGGCGCTGTTGAAAGCGTCGAGGGCGTTCGACCGGGACGAAAACTGATAGAACAACCACAACTCAAATATGCCAGTTACTACTTCAACCACGCTCACGAGCCAGTTCCAGAACTACTTCAGCAAGGAGCTGCTCTCCATCGTTCAACAGGAGACGATCCTCGATCAGTTCTCCATGAAGGCTCCGATCCCCAAGAACAATGGTAACAAGGCCATCTCGATGTTCCGTTTCGGACCTCCGAGCATTGGCAGTGTTCAGACCATCAGCTCTGAGGGTACGGCTATCAGCTCCTCGAACTACCGCGCTCTGGCCCTCAACAGCCTGAGCAAGTCGCTGGCTCAGTATGGTCAGGTGATCGGATTGACCGACATCCTCCGCGCCACCGACCTGTTCAACTCGCTCCAGCAGGCCACCAAGACCTCCGGTCTGGACATGGCCCTCTGGGTTGACTCGGTGATCCGCAACACCCTGATCGGCTCCAACCTCACCGCCAGCGGTTCCTCCATCGGTTCCGCCGCCGAGGGTGGTGGTACGTTCGACAACTCGGACGCCGTGAACACTGTGGCCAGCTCCGGCGGCGTGAAGGTGTACGGTAACCCCGCCACCCTGACCACGCAGAGCTTCTCTGCGCTGAACAGCGACACCACCGCGGCCAACACCACGATGACCGCTTCGGCTGTCCTCGATTCCATGACCCGCCTGAAGCGCAACCGCGCCCCGCTGATCAACGGCGGCTACGTCTTGGCCACCGACCCCCGTGTGACCCGCGACCTGATGCGCGATGCTGACTGGTTGAACGCCTCCAACTACGGCAACAAGGGCCAGCCGTTCTACAAGGGCGAGGTTGGCTCCATCTACGGTTGCCGCGTGGTCACCCAGACCAACTCGTTCGTCAGCACCGGCTCCGGCACCGCTGCCGATGAGTTCGTTTATCAGGCGACCTCCGCCGGTGGCGGTCTGGCCGTCAGCAAGGACATCATCGCCTCGTTCTTCTTCGGTAACGAGTCGTTCGGTATCCCTGCTCTGACCGGTGATGATCCGTTGTCCCCGCGCATCGTGATCACCGACACCCCCGACAAGTCGGATCCGTTGAACCAGCTCGTCACCGTTGGTGTGAAGCTGTACTTCGCCGCTCTGCGTCTGGCCGCTGGTAACACCGGTTCCACCGGTAACCCGGTGTGGTACTTGGTGCATCGGACGAAGACCTCGACCACGCTGTAATATGCGACCCAAGACGGCCACCATCATGGTGATTGCCGTTAGCCCGAGGGGGCATCATCGTAAAGGTGGTGCCCCCTCTTCTCATTCCGCTTGCGGATGCGATGAGGCTGACAACAATGCACCCATGATTTCTATTCCGCTCGAAGCCCTTTCCACTGACATGGAGGATGGCCAACAGGCCATGCCCGAGGTCGGTGATGAAGTGGTTTTGGACGATGTTCGCGGTGTCCTCAAGAAGCTCGAAAACGGCGAAGCCTATATCGAGATCCGCAGCGTCAACGGCATGCCCGCTGAGTACGAGAACAAGAGCGAGAAGGCCATGGCCTCCAAGGAGCCGATGGACGAGAAGGGTATGCGGGAGATGGTTGAGGAGTACGACAGCGAAATGGGTTCCTGATATGCCGATCTACACCTTCGAGAACAATGGCAAGTCCATCGAGCATATCGCTCCGATGGGTACCGACTCTGTTGTCCTTGATGGGAAGCGGTGGATGCGACAACCGGTGGCCCGCTTCGGGGTCACCGGCTTTGCTCGCGAGACCGAACTCAAGGATAACGTGAAGAAGGGATTCAGCCGCATGGAAGAGCGCCAAGGATCCCGCTTCGAGAGCACTTTCACCAAGAATCAAATCCGGAAGATCTGGGATATATGAGCGACGTAGCAAATCAGGCCATCGAGTATTCGATGGGACAGGGCGGCTTTCAACTGGTGACAGCCACCACGCTGACCACTGGCCCGTTTGTGGCCATCACCACCATCGCCCCTACCACCTTTAGCTCGATCACCGGTGGCAACATCAGCGGATCCTGGTCCACGGCGACCATCCCTGCTGGTATTACCCTGCCGGGACCGATCACGAGCTTCCAGATTTCTAGCGGTCAGGTGATCGCATTCAATGGCGTGATTCAATCGTGACACTCGCTCTCGGCACACGACTGGTATCGAACGGCGGGGGTAATGTTACCCCTGGCGATCTGCCTATCCTGCGCCGGGATCTGCTTCAGGAGGACGACTTCTTCGTTCTGCTGGAGGATGGTGACAAGATCGTCATCACGTTTGGGACTTTTGACTCTTTAGACTTGGAGAATGGGGATTTCCTACTCCAAGAGGACAGTGGCAAACTCATCATTCAAGCTAACTAACAATTTATGGCAGATACAAAGATCACAGCACTGACGGCGATCACGACCGTCGATCCCGCGGTGGATGTCCTTCCCATTGTCGATGTCAGTGACACGACGATGGCTGCATCGGGCACCACGAAGAAGATCACCAGCAACCAGATCCTCGGAGCCGGCGGCACCGCCACCCTCGCCTCCGCCACCATCACCGGCGATCTGACGGTGGATACGAACGTCCTGAAGGTCGACACGTCGAACAATCGGGTGGGTATTGGGACGGCAAGCCCCACTTCCGATTTGGACATTTTCCGTGCAAGCGGCAGCGGAATCACCTCTGGTATCTCACTGCGTACTGCTGCCGGTGCTGGCGGCGGTTCATTCATCAAATGGCTTGGTGCTGGCAGCAACGAAAAGGTTGCTCAGATTGACGGCGTTCTGAATGGAACCGATGTCGGCTATCTGTCGTTCCAATGCGGTAACGGTGCTGATGCGATGGCGGAGCAATACCGAATCGCTTCAAACGGCTTGTTCACATGGTTCGACGGCGCAGGCGGCACCCGAATGACCCTGAACTCCACGGGGCTGGGCGTGGGGGCGAGTCCTTCATACAAGCTGGATGTTCAGAAGACTTCCGATGGTACTGTTGGTTATTTCCGTCGAATCGGAGCAACGATCAATCCCGCGCTGACGCTCTACTGCAACGAAACCGGAAACACGGTTGGTTTCGGTACGGATTACGCCGGAGCTACTTCGCCTGCGATTACGTTCACCACTGGTGGATCGGAGCGTGTCAGGATCGACGCGAGCGGGAATCTGTTGGTGGGGACGACGACAAATACCAACGGCTCGCGTGTTTTTGCTCGTGGAACTGGTGGAGCCACAACGTTGGCAATTCAAAGCTCAACTGGTGATACTGCAAACCCCGGTCTTCTCGTTGGTAAGTTCGACAACGACAGCACCACTTCTCAGATCCTTGTTCGATTCACGATCAATAACAACGCAGCCGGATCAGGTCAGATAACTGCCAACGGAGCCAATGCTGCCGCTTTCGGGACGTTCTCCGATTCCCGTCTGAAGGAAAACATCGCAAGCATTCCTTCGCAGCTTGAAAAAATCGTCTCATTGCGTCCGGTCGAGTTTGATTTCAAGAACGGTTCCGGTCATCAGATCGGTTTTGTTGCTCAAGAAATGCAGGAGGTCTATCCTGATGTCGTTGGCGAACAGGATGGATTCCTGACCATTACGGGATGGAGCAAAACCGAAGCTCGACTTGTGTCGGCCATTAAAGAACTCGCTGCTAAGGTTCAAGCTCTGGAAGCCAAACTCGCCTAATCAATCCCATGATTACCCTCTCTTGGATCATCGAACGCCTTTTGGTCAAGCCGACCGAAGGCACCTACTCCGATGTCGTCATCACCGCCGACTGGCGTTGCAACGGCACTCAGGATCAGTACAGCGGCACCTGCTACGGCAGCGCGTCGTTCGCTCCGCCGACCGATAGCTTCACTCCTTACGAGGATCTGACCGAGCAGCAGGTGCTGGATTGGTGCTTCGCTTCTGGCGTCGATAAGACCGCCATCGAGGCGAACGTCACCGCGCAAATCGAGAACCAGATCAACCCGCCGATCATCGCTCCGCCGCTGCCGTGGTTGCCGCCGGTGGAAATCGTTCCTCCGATGTTGCCGCAGGTGGAGCCGGTTTTGGTTGCGGAGCCGGCCACCGTTGTCGAAGCTCCTGCCGCATGATTAAGATCGAACTCACACTGCAACAGTTGCAACAGCTCACCCAGCTCCTCGTGATCGGGATGAAGGCTGGAGACGTTATGAATATGAAGGTTGGACTTCCTTTGTACGAAAGCATTGAAGCCCAAGTGAACGCACAGCAGCAGCACAAGCCTGAGTAACCCATGGACGCGAGCAATCATGGCGGTGGATTCGGAGGTATCGTTGGGTTGCTGGGAACAGCGACCGTGGCAATGGTCGCATCCTACATCCCTGAACTCACCGAGTGGACTAGGTTCCTAACCGCCCTCGCCGCCCTAATCGCCGCCATCACGGCCCTCTACAAAGCCATCAAAAAGAAATGAACCCCAACGTCGCCTCACTCATCCGCCACGGTCTCAGCGCCGCCGGCGGCTTCCTCGTCGCAAAGGGCATGGTCTCCTTCGATCAAGTCAATGAGATCGCCGGTGCGGTCATCACTTTGGCCGGCATCGGATGGTCCGTTTTCAAGAACAAGAAGGCCGAGAAGAAGTCCGAGTAACATCCCGCCAGAACGGCAATGCATCGCCAGCGGGATTAACACCTCGCTGGCTTTTCCATTATGGACCCAATCCTCAGCATAGCCCAAGGAGTGGCCAACGCCACGCTCAACAAGATCATAGATCAGAAAGACCAAACCCTTGAAGATGGACAGAAAGACAATCGCCTACGCGACGATCTCCTTGCTCGCGCTGATGCCGCTGGGCTGCGCCCCAACAAGAGTGGTGATGGTCCCACCAGGACAACCCGTCAGACTGGCTGAAAACGTCAAAGCCCATGTGTGGGCCAAAGATGCCAGCGGTAACACCGTCAAAAGCCGAAACCGCGTGACAATCCACGAGGGTTGGTACGCACTACCTCCAAGAGAATAGTATGGGAACACCACTCACAGGCAGTACCGTCGCCAGCACCTACACTGGCCTGCTGAAGACAGCCGATAACGCCACGCTGACAGGTGTTCTCAGAACACTCAGCGACGGCAGCGGAAACGATTCCGCACTCCAAGTCTCCACCACCGCGCTCAACTCCACCGGAGACTTCAGCGTCGCAACCAGCCGCTTCACGGTCGCTTCCGCCAGCGGAAACACCGCTGTGGCCGGTACCCTCAACGTCACCGGTGCCACCTCTCTCAGCTCCCTTATTA